GTACCGCAGCCGGGAAGACGGCCAGGCCCTGCCAGAGTCGCGGGATGCCATAGACACGCTAGACGGCCACAAGGTCGAGCGCGGGGTAACGGCGCTGCCGACACAGCACAGGATGGCGCTTCAGTGGTTCTACGTGGCACCATCGACGCCGATCAGGGCTTGCAGGGTCATCGCATGCACGCCGATGGAGCTGGCGGGGTACGTTGAGGACGGTCGCAACATGCTGATGAACAGGGGCGTCTAACGTTGGAGCTAAGCGGGGCGGCACGGTACTCCGTGACGACGCCGCTTGAACGCACAGTTTGGCGCGTGGTGAAACTGTTACGTTTTAGGCAGTACGAAAACGCTTGACGATGCGGCATTGAAGGCAGTACATTAATACCACTGCAGCAAGACGCCGCAGCAACCAACCGGAGAGCAACATGAGCCAAGCCACCTACACCGAAATCGCCACCGACTGGCGCCTGTGGAACGAGTTTGTGAACACTGATTCGACGATGAGCCGCGACGAGTTCGACGCACTCACCACCGAGCAAAAGGTGGCCCTGCAAATCGAGGCCTTTGGTCCCGAGCAGGCTGACGAATGAGCACGGCCCCGGAACGCAAGCAGCCGGGGCGCAAGCCCCTGCCGGCCGGCGCCGGCAAGGCTGCGCGCGTGCAGCTCAAACTAACCGACGCAGAGCGGGCCCGCTGGCTGGCCGAAGCCGCTGCCGCCGGGCTGACGCTGCAAGCCTGGGTGGAAATGCGCTGCAGCCAGAAGCGCAGGTAAGCGCCCAACTGGTGGTCGGTTTATGTCGAGCTAAGGGCTTGACGCGCCCAAAAGCATGGCTATAATCGCGCCAACCGCGCGAGGGCATACCCAGTAGGCAGGCCACACCATCAGGAGGCCGGGCCGACCCCGAGCGCAAGCGAAGCCACCCGATGAGGTGGCTTTTTGCATTGGAGCGCGCAACGGGCGAAACACTCTCCGTCGCCGGGGGAAGCTATGGACACACCGAAAAATTCGGGAAGATTCGGGAGGGGAAACCCCGGGAAGCCGAAAGGCGCGCTGAGCAAGACCACCAAGACGGCCAAGGAGGCGATTGCCCTTGCTGCTGAGGGTTTGGGCGGCTCTGATCGCCTGATTGCATGGGCCAAGGAAGACCCGCTGAACGAGCGCGCTTTCTGGTCGAGCATCTATCCGAAGCTGCTGCCATTGCAGATTGGCGGAGATCCAGGCAACCCGCTGGAAGTCGTCGGGATGACCAAGGAACAGCGAGACGCGGCGGTTCTGGCTGCGACCCGTGCCGACACCTGAAGACTTCGCGTTTTCCAGGCTGATTGCATACGCGGCGTATCAGTGGCCTGGCTACAGAGACGCGCCGCACCATAGGCTGATCGCCCGCAAGCTGGAAGCCGTAGAGCGCGGGGACTGCAAGCGGCTGATGATCTTCATGCCGCCGCGCCACGGCAAAAGCATGCTGGCGTCTGAGTTCTTTCCGGCGTGGTATCTCGGGCGCAACCCGGGTCACTACGTCATTGCCAGCACCTACGCGCAGGATTTGGCCGACGACTTCGGGCGCAAGGTCAAGGCGCAGATACAGGACGCGAGCTATTCCGCGATCTTCCCCGGCGTGAAGCTGGCCGAAGACAGCCACAGCGTGAAGCGCTTCCACGTTGATGGCGGCATAGAGGTAGGAACGGCCCAGCGAGGCGCCTACTACGCTGTAGGTGCTGGCGGCCCGCTTACAGGCCGTGGCGCGCACTTGCTGCTGATCGATGACCCGGTAAAGAATCGGGAAGAGGCGGACAGCGAGACGGTGCGGCGCAGGCTGCGGGATTGGTACACCTCGACCGCTTACACGCGGTTGATGCCAGGCGCTCGGATCGTGCTGATTCAGACGCGGTGGCACGAGGACGACTTGGGCGGCTGGCTGCTTGAAGACCACAAGCACGAAGGGTGGGACGTTCTAAGCTTGCCCGCGCTGGATGGCGATAAGCCACTGTGGCCGGACCAGTATGACGCTGAGACGCTGCTGAAGATCAAGGCTTCGATTGGCGCGCGAGATTGGCACGCCCTGTATCAGCAGCAGCCCAGCAGCGAAGAAGGCACGTTCTTCCGGCGCGAGTGGTTCAAGGAATGGAAAGCCAGGCCGCAGGCGCTGCATATCTACGGGACCAGCGACTACGCGGTGACGGATGGCGGCGGCGACTACACGGTGCATCGTGTGTGGGGCGTGGCGCCGAACGGCGACCTGTACCGGCTTGATGGCTGGCGCGGGCAAACCGCCTCGGATGAGTGGATCGAGCGGCAGATTGACCTGGTGGTCAGGCACAAGCCGCTTGCATGGTTTGGCGAGGCTGGCGTGATCCAGAAGGCCATTCAGCCGATGCTGAAGCGCCGGATGCTTGAGCGAGGCGCCCATTGCCGGATGGAGTGGCTGCCAAGCATCAGCGACAAGCCCACACGGGCGCGAGGCTTCCAGGCCCGCGCTGCGATGGGTGCCGTTTACTTTGAGCCTAGCGCGGATGTCGAAGAGTTCATCCGTTTCCCGGCTGGCAAGAACGATGACGATGTGGACACCGCCAGCCTGATTGGGCGCGCACTAGACGAAGCGCACCCGGCCATTGCTCAAAGCGAGCCCGACAAGCGTAAGAAGGTAGACCGATGGGCGAAAGCCTTTGGGGACCATGAGGACACGGAATCTTGGAAAACCGCGTAAGCAAAGACAAGCCCGCTAGCGATCCGCTGGCAATGCTTGTTGGCTTCTTTGAAGAGGCCGAGCAAGCCTCCGAGGAAAGCCGTGCAGAGGCGGAGCGTTGCCGTGACTACCGCAACGGTGACCAGTGGACGGCCGAGGAAGTTGCCACGCTGAACAAGCGGAAGCAGCCCATCGTCACCATTGACCGTATCGGGCCGAAGGTGGATTTCCTGCTGGGCATGGAGTCCAGCAACCGCACCGACCCGAAGGCATACCCTCGCACGCCGAACGAAGAGCGGGGCGCAGAGGCTGCGACTGATTCCCTGCGGTTCGTCATGGACGAATCGATGTGGGACCAGACCCGTTCGCAGTGCTTTGACAGCTTCATTGTTGAGGGCGTCTGCGGCGCTGACGTACAGGTGTACGAAAAGAAGCCCGGGGACTACTGCATCGAAGTGAGGCCGATGTTCTGGGACCGGCTTTTCTACGACCCGCACAGCCGCCGCCGCAACTTCAGCGATGCCAAATACAAGGGCCAGTTTATTTGGAAAGACCTTGAAGACTGCCTAGACGAGTATCCCGACCACGCCGACATCCTGAACAGCACGATGGCGTCTGAGTCGGTAGCTTCAGGGCAGACTTATGAGGACGTTCCACGGCTTCGCTGGGCCGACCCGAAGCGCAAGCGGGTCCGCATCGTTGAGATTTGGACGAAGGAAGGCGGCAAGGTCTTCCATACCAAGTTCACGAAGGCGGGCATTCTCAAGCGCACGGAGTCGCCATTCGAGAACGAGGACGGTGAGGCGGACGACGGGTTTGTGTTTGGCTCGTGCTACGTTGACCGTGACGGCAACCGCTTCGGTGTGGTTCGTCGCTGGCTGAGTTTGCAGGACGAGATCAACAAGCGCCGCAGCAAGGCCATGCACCTCATGAACATGCGGCAGACCTTCGGGAATGCGCTGTCGGGTGACAAGAACAAGCTGAAGTCTGAACTGTCCAAGCCTGACGGACACGTCGAGCTTCAGGGCGATGCGAAGATGGGGGAGGACTTCGGCGTAATCCCCACGAACGACATGGCCGATGCGCAGTTTCAGCTGCTGCAAGAGGCCAAGCAAGAGATTGACTCTGTTGGCGTCAATGCCGCCATGCAGGGCACTGAACAGCGCGCCATGAGCGGCCGGGCCTTGATGGTCCGCGACGAGCAGGGCAAGAACGAGCTAGGGCCAGTGTTCGACTGGTTCGCGGCTTGGCAGCTTGAGGTGTACCGCAAGGTTTGGTGTCGTGTGCGTCAGTTCTGGACCGCTGAAAAGTGGGTGCGCGTCACCGATGACGAGCGAAATATCCGCTTTGTCGGCCTGAACCAGCCCCTGACGCTGGGCGAGAAGATTCTCGAAGACATGCGGGAGAAGGGCGTCGAAGTGACCCCCGAGATGGAGCAGCAGGCCAAGGAATCGCCCGCGCTTCAGCAGGTTGTCGGCGTCAAGAACCGCGTCTCTGAGATGGATGTGGACATCACGCTGGACTCTGTGCCCGCGACCGCATCGCTGCAGATCGAGCAATTCCAAGCGCTGGCAGACCTGGCTGGCAAGGGCATTCCGATTCCGCCTGATGCGCTGATCGAGGCTTCGAGCATCCGCAACAAGGACAAGATTCTGGACGCCATGCGCGGCGGCGACAGCAAGAACCCGGCAGTTATGGCGGCCAAGCTAAAACAAGCGCAGCAGCAGCTTGAGGAAATGGCGCAGAGGCTGCAAGAGGCCGAGAGCGGCATGGCTGCAAAGCGCATGGAAGTCGAGGCCAAGTTGGAGCAAACGGCTATCTCCGAGAGCAGCAAGACCCAGCTTGCACAGATGCAGATTGATTCCGCCGAGCGAATCGCGGCCATGAACAACGAGACGCGCTCCAACATTGCTGAACTGACCGGCGCTGTGTCGCTGATGGCAAAGCAAGTCGGCGTGCCTGACCCGCTGGCCAAGGAAGTTGCCGAGGACTTGACCGGCGAAGAGGCCCAGCCTGACCCGATGCAGCAAGCCGTGTCCCTTATGGCTGAGTACATCGCGCAGTCGAACAAGCCCAAGCGCAAGCGTTCCGTGATTCAAGCCCCGAGCGGCCAGGTGTACCAAGTCACCACGGAAGATGAGGACGACGGCGGGGTGATGCAGTGACCGGCACCGGCACCGCTGAGATTGACTTCGGCGCGCA